GGAGGCGGACGCCGTCAAGGCGGAGGCAGACAAGCTCACCGCCCGGAAGAAGGCGCTGGACAACAAGATTGAATCCATCAAGACCTGGCTGATGATGGCCCTGGGCGGGGAGAAGCTGAAGACGCCCCGGTGCAATGTGTACCAGACCCACAGCCAGCGGCTGAAGGTTGTGAACGAGACCGCCCTGGTCAGTTTTATTCAGACCCTGAACGATCCCGGGCAGTTCCTCCGGTTCCCTGAGCCTGAGCTTCGGAAGGACGAAATCAAAAAGGCCCTGAAGGACGACTACGAGATCCCGGGCGCGAGCCTGGAAGAAACTGAGAGCATTGTGATCAAGTGATGGAGGTTTGAACAATGGGAGAGAGCATTGATATTTTCAGCAAAGGATTCTCCGATTCTATCGAAGAACGCGCCGGCAGCCTGCTGGCGAAGAAAGACCTGAAAGAAGAACGGCATGAACTGAAAAAGACCGATGAAGATGTATTCAATGATTTTCTTCATAACGCCGGGCATCCGTTCATGGCGGTCCTGAAGAAGGAAGCCGCAAAGTATGCAGAGACCGGCATGGCCTTTGTCACCAGAAACCGGATTTCTGTGCTGATTGATGACGAAGACAGTGATGAGCGGGCCCTTTACTACAACGGCGGCGACACCTGGCGGCAGTCCGGCGATGCACTGATCGGGAAGCTGCTGAAGGAACTCTATCCTGACCTTTACATTCCGAGCATGAAGTACGGATGCAAGGGCGAGCAGATGATGCTGGATGCCTACCCGGATCACTTCATGTTTGTGCGTGAAGAGTACAAGAAACGGGCCGCGAAGAAGAAGGCGGTGGTCTGATGGGCATTCCTGTGCTGATCCTGGGCGAGAGCGGGTCCGGGAAGACCTACAGCATCAAGAACATGGATCCGGAGAAGGTCGGGGTATTCCTGGTGGAGAAGCCCCGGCTTCCCTTCCGGAAGGAATTCAAGACGAAGAAGAACGCCACGTACATAGATATCCTGCGGGCGCTGGCGGACCCGAAGCTGAAGCAGTACATCATCGACGACAGCCAGTACCTGCTTGTGAATGAATTCTTCGACAGGGCCGGGGAGACGGGGTACCAGAAGTTCACGGACATGGCGCTGAACTTCCGGAACCTGATCCACTTCGTGATCAACAAGGCGCCGGATGACGTGATCGTCTACTTCCTGCACCACACGGAGACGGACAACAACGGCAAAGTCAAGGCGAAGACCATCGGCAAGATGCTGGACGAAAAGCTGACGGTGGAGGGCCTGTTTGACATCGTGCTGCGGACGCAGGTGGATCCGGAGGGGCACTGGTTCGTTACGCAGACCAACGGATACGACACGGTGAAGAGCCCGGAGGAAATGTTTGATCTAAAGGTGCCGAATGACCTGGCGCTTGTGGATAAGACCATCAGAACCTATTACGGAATGGAGGAAAACTGAAAATGAAGATCAACGGATTCAAGAGTGAAGCACCTGCCAAAGGATACCCCATGCTGCCTGCCGGCGCGTATGTGGCCGCCATCAAGAATGTGAAGATCGATGGGGATGTGCCGAACCAGCAGATCGTCCTGCGCCTGGACATCATTGAAGGTGAGTGGGCCGGGTACTACACGAAGCGCTACGAGCACGACAGCCAGAACGCCGGCGTCCAGCAGCTCTTCCAGGCGAAGTACAAGGGGGATTACCGCATCCAGATCCCGGATGACCGGAACGTGAGGCGGGAGCACCCGGAATGGGATCTGCGGACGCTGAACGGGGCTATCTGGTGCATCGAGCAGAGCAACACCGGATTCCACTGGGACGGGGACACGGATCACATCATGGACCTGAAGGGGAAGATCGTGGGGATCAACGTGCGGGAAGGCACCTTCAACGGAAACGTCTACACGCAGATCGGGAAGCTGGAGACGGTGGAGGACGTGCGCAAGGGGCTGGTCAAGCCCATGAAGCCGAAGAAGGACAGCGGGACTTCCTCCGCGGTGGCCGCGCCGGCGTTCACGCCGGTGGAGCTGGACGAGCTGCCCTTCTGATGGTCCTGTATGAGGACACCCGCCAGCAGGCGGGGAAGCACCGGAACATTAACGACTACTGCCAGAGGCACGGGATCGAAATCATCCGCCAGGCGCTGAACGTGGGGGACTATCAGATCGCCGGGAAGGGCGACATCAGCGTGGACACAAAGCAGGGCGTACCGGAACTGGCCAGCAACTGTTTCCAGGAGCATGACCGGTTCCGGGACGAATGCATGCGGGCCCAGCGGTGCGGGATCCAGCTGATCGTGCTGATCGAAGAGAAACTGCCGGGAGGGCGCCTGGACAACTGGCGCTCTCCCATCGGCTGGGACGGGCTGCCGATGCACAAATTCCGGCCGGACGTGCTGCGGAAAGTGATGATCACCATGCAGGAGGAGTACGGCGTAAAGTTCCGGTTCTGCCACCCGGCAAGCACGGGGAAGCAGCTGATTGAATACCTGACGGGGGTGCGGACATGAGCGACGAAGACCGCAGGATCCTTGCGGAGACCTGCAGGCTGTACGACAAGTACAGATCCATGGAGATGAAGGACGAAGACTTCCTGCAGCTGAGCGCAGACATCGCCGCGCTGGCGGAGGCGCACGACTTTCAGCACAACCCGCTGGCCATGCGCGCCGCGCTGATGCTATTTGACACCTTCAACGACCTGTACAGGGACGGCAAAGTCCCGCCCATTCCAAGCTATATCGGAAGGGATGATATGTAAATGGATCCGAAAACAGCGGGGCAGATCATCCGGGACAGCGTCAGCATGGACCAGATCCTGAGCCTGTACGGATACCGGGCAAAGCACGGTTTCATGCCGTGCCCCTTCCATGGGGAAAAGGTGGCGAGCCTGCGGGTGTATAACGGCACCGGCGGATGGCACTGCTTCGGATGCGGAAAGGGCGGAAGCGTGATTGACTTCGTCATGGAGCAGGAGGGGTGCGGTTACGCCGTGGCCGTGCGGGCCATCGACAAGGCGCTGAACCTCCGGCTGATGGACGAGCGGGAGCACCCACAGGACGCGGAGATCCGGTACCGGAAGCAGGTCATCTACGACCGCGTGGCGGAGGCGGCGGAAGCCTATCTGAACGCCGTGGCCTGGGAGATTGAGATCAGGCAGCGGGTGCGGATGAGCGCCGTCAAGGCCGCTGAGGAGAAGAAGCTCCAGCGCCCGGAGGAAATGACAAACGAAGACTACATGATCATCCTGACCTGGCGGGATGAGAGCGAGTGGGACGACTACCAGGCGGAAAAGATTGAGAAGATCCGGGAGGAGGTGAAAGAATGGCGGAGGAAGGCCAGGAGACCCCGATGAACGAGGACAACGAGAACGACGGACGGATCGTGCCGGACGGGGAGAAGAGCCGCTTCAGCCTGCTGGACGGGCTCAACGCGGAGGACATGAAGCTGAAGCCGAAGATCCAGCTCTTCCGGCAGCTGATGGACGCCTGCTATGAACATTCCCTAAGGTTCAACGACATGACAGGGAAACCGGAGTACAAGGACCGGATCACGGGCCAATGGCGGGAATGGACAGACACCCAGGAGGCGCAGCTGCGGGCTTACTTCCAGACCAACTACGGGCTGTACAGTCCGAAGATGCTGGAGGATGCCATCCGGATCCACTTTGAGGCCAACAGGGTCAATCCGCTGACGGACATCCTGGACGCCCTGGAGTGGGACGGGAAGCCCCGGGTGGAGCATTTCCTGCATGACATCATGAAGGCAGAGGACAGCGAATATATCCGGGAGTGCAGCCGGCTGATCTTCGCCGGCGGGGTGAACAGGGCATACAGGCCCGGGTGTAAGTTCGACGACATGATCGTGCTGATCGGCGCAGGCGCTGCAGGAAAGAGCACCATTGTCCGATGGCTGAACATGGAGGACAGGTTCTTCCGGGAGATTAAAACCATCAGCGGGAAGGAAGGCATCGAAGCCATCCGCGGCGTCTGGATCGGCGAGGTCGCCGAACTGATGGCCATGACGCGGGTGAAAGAAGCGGAGGCCGTGAAGGCCTACATCAGCAGCCAGGAGGACAGCTACCGTCCGCCATACGGAAAGAACGTGGTGACGGTGCCGCGCAGGTGCATGTTCATCGGGACGACGAATAACCCGCAGTTCCTCACCGACAAGACCGGAAACCGGCGCTTTTACCCCGTGCGGGTGGAAAGCGACGCGGACAAGATCTACAAGAACGAGAAGATCATCCGGGAATACATCCGGCAGGCCTGGGCGGAGGCGGTGCACCTGTACAAGGAAGGGAAGCTGCAGCCGTTCGCCAAGACGGAGGTGATCAACGTGATCCGCTCCGCGCAGGAGCAGGCCATGGAGGATGACTGGAGGATCGGCGCGATTGAGAGCTACCTGGAGGACACAAAGAAGGCATCCGGCAGCACGGTGAGCGTGATTGAGATCTGGCACCGTGCGCTGAATGAGCCGGAGGAGAGCAAGCCGGCGCGGAAAGACTCCATCGAAATCTCCCAGATCCTGGCGAACGTGCCCGGATGGGTCATGGGGAAAGGCCTGATCACTACGCCATGGGGCCGGCAGAAATTCTACAGGAAGGACAATTTCGCCAGCATCTGGCGGTGATTCGGTTACAGTCGGTTACACTTGGTTACACCTTGGTTACAGTAAGAATCCTTATATATCAATACTTATAGGATATTGTAACCAAGTGTAACCAAGAATTATCAAATAACTTTTTTTCAATAGATATATATATAAGGAAAGTCGGTTACTTGGTTACTTGGTTACAGTTGAAAATAAGGAGTGAGCGACAATGAGACAACCCTACACGCTGCCGGACAGCCAGTGCGAACGGCTAAAGCGGACGGAGATGATCGGGCTCCGGATGCTGCTGGCGCACCTGTCCACGGCAAAGTATTTCCAGGAAGATCTGGCCGACCGCCTGGCCTGCATCCCGTACGGAAAGGAACGGCTCCAGATGGCGGTGGGCGGGCTCCGGGCTGTGTGCGATGACATTATCGGCACCATTACCCGGGAGCAGGCAAAACAGATCTACGGCACCATGAAGGACTACGACCTGCGGCTGCTGCCGAAGCTGACGCCCGGGAGCCCGAACGTGGTGCTGACGAAGGAGCAGGGCGTGGCGCTGATGGATCTGGCCAGGGAGAAGTGCCACGGGTGCGTGGAGGACGGGGAGAGCTGCCGGGAGTGCCGGCTGTATCAGATCCTTGAAGCGACGACACCGCTGGACGATTACGGGAACGGCTTGATTTGCCCGTACTCGCTGGCGGTGTGGACATGAGGAGGCAAGCATGGCAGATAGGGAGAAGGTTATCAACGGGTTAGAGCAAATAGTCAATGACCCTTTTATGAAAGCACGAGCGGATTATTGGGTTCTTGTTTGTTCTGAAGCTATTGTT